CATGCCCAGGAAATATGATAGCGACCATCTTCGGTCAGTTGTGACTCAAGTTCATTTATCAGCTGTTTTCTATTAGCACAAGTTTTCTCATAAGCGTAATACTGCCTATGGCTGTAAGCATTCGTTCTAAGGACGCGCTTTGTGCCGATTAGCTTGCGTGTTGGAGTCTTACCATCCTCGTCAAGCCAGGCAAGAGCTGTATTGCGTGACAGTTCCTCCAGCTTGCTGCCTTTGAGGTTTGGCAGAGCTTCGACAGGGAATCCACGCCTGCGCATTTCGTTTGCAAAGACGGTTGTTTGGCAATTTATTCTATACGTCCTATCAGCAAGATAATTCGGGTTGCCACGCAGTTCATTTGCTGAGTTGAATGACATGGCTTCACCTCGCTTGACGCCAAGAGCTGCTTCAAGCTCTTTATTGTTGGCAGCGAACAGAGCTGTTTTCATAAGTTCCTCAGTCTTGCCTATCTGTTGGTATCTAACTTTTGATACGATGTCAAGAGCCTCGTTATAGTGCTGCTTGAAGTAATCAAACTCGCTAAGGGAGTTGTCATCAGAGAGCAATGACATAAGCTCGTTAAGCCTTGAATCAGCTTGTAAGCCAAGGTCTGATATTTGGTCGTGTAGGTTGATAATTCTGTGTTTGTTCCATCGTGACTGAATATCCTCGACATCAGACTCAGTACGAGCTGCATGGCGTTTCTCGGCAATCTCTTGTGGTGTAGGTTTGTCGTTTGTGCCAAGAATGTCATTCACGGTTTCTTTGTTGTCACGAATGAAGTAGGGCTGTGTGCCTCGCTTCTCGGCAGCTTCTATGCGGTCTTGATTATCCTTTACCCACTCTTTGAAGTTATCGGGAACATCCTCGACCTCGTTCTCTGACTTGAAATCTTCATCTTCATTCCAAAACTCATCATCGGTTTTCATGACTGGAACCTCGAAACACATACAATTAGAGCCCCAAAAGCATTTGCCGTTACGCATGATGTACATGATGTGGTTTCTCTCAAGAGTGAGGTCGTAAACCATGCCATCGTATGGTATCTGTTCTTTGTAAAAGACCGTGGCTGTTTCGGAATTGCATTCACGTATGTTGTGGCACGGCTTGCGTGAGATAATAGCACTTCCATCTTTTTTGTGTGTGGTGCCGATTTTAGAGAGGGCATGGGATGGACGTTTCCCTATTTTGAGTAAAAGCTCCATTATCTGACTTGCCATCTTGTCGGAAGTGGTAAAGAATATACGTTCACTGCTTTTGGCAACAAATACAGTACCTCTATTGCCGACAAAAGAATGTGACTTGCGAACGCTTCCATCACACCTTGCGAAAGCGTCAAGGAATATTTCGATTTGCCGCTTTGAGGCTGACATGATTTCTCGTGGGATGAACTTATAATAGCACTTTCCGAATTGCCTCAAATATGCGTTTAATGACTTACATGAAAGCTCTATAAAGTCACGCTTTGATGTAACCTTGTATCCAAGTTTAGAAACGCCTTCAATGATTCTCGATTTATTCTTTTCTCCATCCTTCTGTGCGATGATAATCATATAATCGTGCTGTAAGCTTCCATCTGATAGGTAGTAACCCATAAACTCGCAGAATACATCGAATGGATAGTCAATGCCACCTATATTGATTGATTCAATATCCGGGGCATCGTAAAGGCATGAGCGATAGAACGCACCCTTACCTTTGCTGTATTCAGAGGCTTTACAAAAGCTGATGCCTCCATTGGTCTTATTAAGATAGACCATACGATGGTCGGGAGTTACTGCACAATCGAGGTTGCGGTTATAGAAATGCTCCAGCACGCCTTTGTAGTGATAAGCTTGTTTCTCTTTGATTCTTACATATTCAATGCTACGAGTATCGGGAATGAGTGAAAGAATATCATCGAGCAGAGAAACATCCTTGAATAGCTTCCATCCATTACGTGTAAGTATATAGGTGTCGCTCGGATAGCATTGGGGGTGCCACCCACTCCACTCAAAATCCTTCGGATAATCGCCGGCAAGGGTGTCACAAATATCACCATGAGGCATACGGTCGGGATGGACGGAAGAGGTTTTGATTCGCTTACCTACAACGAAGTCGAACTGCTTCCATCGTTCTTGTTCGGCACTACGGTACGCCATGTTTATCTCTGTACGTGCAAGACGAGCTGAGTTATATTCACAATCACGTATATCGGTTGCCGTTCCATAAAGCTCTTTATAGTCCTTACGGAGTTTTGGATAGTCGTTAAGGTACTGAGAGAGACGTTTGGAAAGGGTCACGGCTGACATACCTTTTTCGATTCCGACTGATATGGCTGCTTCGAGTCCGCTCTGATAGTCGGCAGACTGATTCCACAATCTTTGAGACAGATTAAGCCCTGCTGTTCGACGTTTCTGAAAGGCTTCAAGGGCTGCGGAGTTGTTGCGATAGTATTTCCTTTGCTTATCTCCCTGCTTCATCTTATAGCACTTCAAAGCACCATTCGCTATTGCGTCTTGTGCCTCGTTTGACTTCTCCCACTCTTTAGAGGTGGAGGCGTGAACAACGGCTCTCATCTCTTTAACGAAACGAGTACGCAAATCAAGAAGAAGTTCCTCTGTCTTTGGATAGTCCTTCCAGCGGAAAGGTACTCCGCCCGAATACCCGGTTGAAAGGGCGAGGCGTGCGGCATCGTCATTGAGGGAATTATAGACTCCATCAATGAGAAGTGTATAGGCGTCAAGACGCTTTTTCAGCTCTGCGTAGAGCTTCTTCTGATTTGGTATCTTTGGTTTCATTCTGCTCCTTCAAATAATGAGTTCATACGTGTGGTTTGCGCAGCGTCCTTCTCCTTCTGAATCTGCTCAAGGGTCTTTTCGGGATTCGGTGAGAGTCCTGCGAACTTGATAGCCTCGAGGTTAGACACAAGCACTCCGCTTGCCTTACTCCACTTCTCAATCTCGGCTGTTTCATCGTTTTGGATGAATGGAGTGATGGTGTTCTCTACTTCTACATCATCAATCTCTGACGCCCACTCGGGATTAAGGAGTTTGAGGTATTCTTTGACTACGTTCACTTCTCGGTCGAGAAATTCAAGCCATGGACCGGCTTCATCACCCACTTTAAGGTGTGCATCGGTAAGAAGTGTCTGACGTGCATCGTAGCCGATATTACCAAGGGCTTTCATATTCTCAAAGGAGATGTCGGGCATCTGTGCTTGTGACCAAAAGAGGTTGAGCATTTGAGATACATGGTACTTCATAGCCTCGATAGACTGATTCCATGAGACGTAAGAGACGGATCCACCGTTTTCAACTCTCCATACCCGGTTTTCCTCGCCCTTGTTTTCCTGTCCTTGAATGGTTCCGCTTACCATCAGCACGGGAGATGAGTTGTAAGCGATGATGTCTGAATCACGTGAAAGGGCGTACTCGATTTCCTGGCGAAGGTTCGTTAATCCGTGATAGATGGGCACGGGTCGCTTGATATATATTGCAGGTATTTTAAGGAGCTTGATGTTTTCTCGCTTAATCTCTTGATAGCCATTATTGTTTGTTATCCAGCAGACGTGGAGCTTATCGGTATAGGTCTCGAAGTAATCTACGGTCTTGCCGTTACGCTCAACGGAGTACTTGAAGGACATGGCAAGCAGGTCGTCCATCTCATCGAAGAGCGGATAGAGAAGAACACCTTGCATAGGCGAGTAGGTCTTGCACTTTAGTTTGTACTGAGACTTGAAGCCGTAAAGGGTGTTTGGTTTCTCTACGGCATACCATACCGAGCATGCCTCGCATGATGCGTAATAGGCGGTGCCTCGCTTGATGTTCTCTGAATCTATTCGTGCATACTTGAAGATGCGCTCGATGGCACGAGAGATTTGCTGCTTTGTTTCCGAATCCTCCGTATTGTGATAGGCACGACGGACGGGAAGGGCAAAGGTAAACTCTGTCATTCGCTTTACAAGGAGTTTTTCAAGCCCGACTGAGATACGTGAAGCTTTCCAAACTGTGCCGTTCTTGATTTTATCTTTTCGGGTAGTTTGGTCACGAACAATATCATGCTCGGTTGGTTCGTAGTCCTTCAGAAGTGCCTCCCAAGATGGAATAGTGTAGGACTTTTGACAAAGCTGCGTAATGAGTGAGGAAATGTCCGCACTCTGACTTACTAACTGATTGATTTCTTGCTGAGTCATATTTGAGTTGATTGATTATCGCAAAGGTAAAAAATATCGTAGTTAGCGAAAAAAAATCAGCAAAAAGTTTGTAGTTTAAAATATTATTTGTATATTTACATCAGAAAAATAAACCATTTAAAAAGTGAGTCACACTTAAAACTGATAAACAAGATGAGAACATTGGTAGTTTACAAAGATGAGTATTCAGAGAGTCAGATGAAATACTTGATGAAGCAGTTCTACTTCATCAGCGAGACAGAGAAGACAGTCACGATACAGGGCGAGGAGAAGGAGCTGGAGAATGTGATGATGGCTTGCTATTCAAGCGATGAGAAGTTCAAGAAGTTGCTGCCGGAGTACTTGACAGAGGAGGAGAGAAGAGAGGCAACATCTAAGCTCTACGATGATTGTAAGAGAGACATTCAGGACTACCTTCTCAAGATGATAAACGAAGGAGCAACGGACGAGAAATTTATGAAACTAAGAGAGATGTGGATGGAACTTTAAAATAATCGGGGAGGGCGACCTCCCCACAAACCAAGAAGTTATGACAACTAAGGAATTTATCACAGAGACAATCAAGAATCAGAACGAGCTTAGGGCTGTTTGCAAAGAGTTCAACCTCCTCCGTCAACCGATTGGCAAGACACGTTACATCGTATTGACAGCAGACAAGCAGCACGTAGGAGTTATAGAATGTGAGCCATCTAACAATGGTAAGTACTATGGTTACAGAAGCGAGACTCGCTGCGAGTGCTTTAAGGCAGCTCCGATTTTCCGCTCATTCCGTCAGATGGTTGAGTTCGTAGTGATTGATAACTTGAAGTAATTTAAAATAGATACAGCAATGACAGAGGATTTTAAAGCAATGCTTGGAAAAGCAAGAGAGCTGCTTGAGAGAGCAAAGAACGAGATGCCAAAGAGTGGTTTCATAATCATGGGTCACTCAAAGAGATGTGAGTATTACTTCACGGGAGCCGACATCGAAGGGTATGCTCCAACGTGTATCGGGTCACTACTTAGAGCCAAGGTTTTCCCAACCAAGGAGGAGGCAGAGAAGAGCTTCGATTACTACGTGATTGACGGAGCAGGAAACCCGGTGTACATGAGTGCTGTTCCGGCACGTGAGGCTTACGAGAATTGCATAAAGGAAACAGAGGACTTATTTAATGATATACAGCAATGATTAATGTTTACGAGAAAGTCACAGAGCGCATAATTGCGGAGCTTGAAAAGGGTCTTGTTCCTTGGAACAGACCATGGTCGGGCACAGAAGATGGAGCCATCAACTACGTATCACGCAAGCCGTATTCTTTTCTGAATCAGCTACTGCTGGGTGATGATGGCGAGTATGTAACCTTCAAGCAGGCGAAGGCTTGCGGTGGTAACGTGAAGAAGGGGGCAACGGGAAAGTTCGTTGTGTTCTACACGAACGTGCCATACAAGAAACAGAAGGAGGATGGAACGGAGGAACAGGGCTATTACCCATGCCTAAAGAGCTATTATGTATTCAACATCAAGGACTGCGATGGGATAGAGCCGAAGAAAGTCCTTGAGCTAAGAGAGCATAACACAATCGAGGAGGGCGAGGCTGTAATAGGCGGCTACCTCGAAAGAGAGAAGAAGCTTAAGTTTCAGAACGACAAGCCGAGCAACAGAGCGTTTTACCGACCATCGACCGATGAGGTGGTTGTGCCGATGCTATCTCAGTTCGGTAGCGAGAATGAGTACTACGCAACGACATTCCATGAGCTTGTTCACTCGACAATCCCTGCTTACAGATGTGACCGTGAGGCAGAGAACAAGGCTTCATTCTTTGGCAATGAGGACTATTCAAGAGAGGAGCTTGTGGCGGAGATGGGTTCTGCGATGCTTTGCTCATTTGTGGGTATCGAGAAACCGAGTACGTTTAAGAACTCTGTTGCTTACATTCAGTCTTGGTTACAGGCTCTAAAGAATGACAGTAAAATGGTCGTTTGGGCAGCGTCAAGAGCTGAAAAGGCAGCGAAGTATATACTGAACATCAAAGAGGAGAATAAGGAAGAGGAATAAAGAACAGGGGGCTGCTTCGGTAGCCCCATAAAAAACAATTATGAAATAATATGAAAGATATTGAGATTTTTAACGACCATTTTCAGAACTTCAAGAGACAGGGAATACCGCACGCACAGCTCATTATAGCCGACCCACCATACAACTTGGGCAACTCTGCTTATGCTTCCAACCCATCATGGTACGTAGGAGGTGATAACAAGAATGGGGAAAG